CCCTTTGATTTGTTTCCATTCCAAGAACGAATTATTGACGAATTAGAGTCTAATCGATTTAATTTCTTGCGTAAGTTTAGACAGGCTGGGTGTACTACCATCGGGTGCGCGTACATCATGCACACGGCAGTATTCCAGAAAAATAAAACCATTACCATCCTATCAATAGGTGATACCGAGTCTATTGAAATCTTATCTAGAATTAAGATTATGTATGACGAGCTTCCACCTTGGATGCAGCCAAAAATAATTCGGGGTGGAGACAATAAGCACACATTAGAATTATCTAATGGCAATAAAATTAAAGCTAGACCAGCCAAGAAAACCTCAGGGCGATCACTAGCTTCTTACTTCTTGATGATCGACGAGGCTGCATTCATTGAACACATTGATGAGATCTGGGCTGCTGTTTATCCAATTATTTCCACGGGCGGTCGTGTTTTCGTTTTATCTACTGTTAATGGTATGGGTAATTGGTATTTTAATACTTATCAAGAAGCTAAGGCTAATAGAAACGAATTCAACTTAATTGAGATCGATTGGTGGGAACATCCTCAGTATAAGTACAACGAAAAGTATGATTGGTTGTATGAGTATATTCGGGAGAAGGACAAGAAGTTTGATGTTACCAGATTTGAGGAAGTTACCAAAAAAAACATTGGTCTCAAGCGTTGGAGGCAGGAATACGAGAAGGAATTCCTAGGTACTGGATCAACCTACATTGACGGTGAATCTTTACAATTTTTGCATGAAAACATTAATCACAAATATGACACCAAATATCAAGGTCGCATGCGCGTGTGGAAGGAGCCAGAACCTTATTATGAGTATGTTATGGGCGTGGATACTGCTCTTGGACGAGAGCTAGATTATTCTTCTTTTGTTATACTTAATACTTATAATGGGGAACAAGTAGCAGAGTTTTATTCTAACAAAACCCCTATTAACGAATTTGCTGAAATAATAGCAGCCGAGGGACTTTACTACAATATTTGTAAAATAATTCCTGAGAGAAATGGGATTGGAGCTAATCTTGTTAGTGAGTTATTTGAACGCCAAGAATATGAAAATCTTTGGCTTGATGAACGCAATGAATTAGGTATAAATATAACTTCTACAAATAATGAAATGCTTTTGGCAGAGATGGAAGAGTCCATCCGAAATCGCAAAGTAACAATTAATTCTGACAGATTGGTCAAAGAATTACTTTCTTTTGAAATAAATAAAAATGGAAAAGTAGAAGCTGCAAAAGGTCATCATGATGATTTAATATCATCATTGAAATTAGCTGTGAAGGGTTTAAATAAACTAATAGAAACTACACCTACAACTTTATTGAGAAATAACAACAAACTGGAGCCGTTGGGAATTGAATTCCGTAAATCTGCGGCATCCAAGACTTTTAAAGGTATGTCAACAGAGGATGTTAAATGGATTCTGGGAAGAAACAATTAAATGAAATGGGCGAAACGGCGTTCGGGAATCCGAACTCCACGGCTGCGGCTACTCCTTGGTTTAATCCATTAGGGGTATTTGGTAAGTGGTGGGCTAGGTATTTTGCTACTAAAGCTCAACCATCAATGGCGCAACAAAGTTCGGAAACTCCACCACCTCCAATTCACCCCTTAGGAGGCGATACAATTATAAACCCAAATGTGGTTTATCAAAAACCGGGGGGTAGCCCTACCATAGTTAGATCTCCATTTATTCCTGAATTGGAGATGAACCGAAAAAATAGGTATTCTCAATTTGAATCAATGGATGAATACCCGGAAGTCGGCGCGGCATTTGATATTTATGCTGATGACTGCACTCAAAAAAATATGCACAATGCTAGATGGGCCGTAAACGCCAATTCTGAGATCACTAAAAAAAGAATTGAGCAATTGTTTGAAAACATAAAATTAGATAGATTTTATTGGGACATAACCAGAAACGCAGTTAAATATGGGGATTGTTTTGTTGAATTGGTCATGGATTTAAATAATCCCAAAGCAGGAATTCAGAGAATAAAAATATTAAATCCAAATTATTTAATTCGGGTAGAAAATGAATACGGGTATTTAACTGATTTTCTTCAAGAAATTCCACAAAAGAATACTGGATCTTGGAACTCTTTTGGGTTTCAGTCTGCATCAATGGAAAAGAGTTCTTACATAGGACTCGATAAGAATCAAATAATCCATTTTAGATTGCATACTTCTGATCCTAAATATTACCCCTATGGTAAATCAATTGCAGCATTTGCTATTCGAGTATTTAGATCTTTGAAATTAATGGAAGATGCCGTGTTAATTTATCGTCTCTCCCGCGCACCTGAGAGGAGAATATTTTATGTTAATGTCGGAAATTTACCCACGGGCAAAGCGGAAGCTTTCATGGAAAAGCTTAAGCAAAAATTTAAAAAGGAAAAGTTTTTTGATTCTCAAACAGGAAACATAAATGAAAAATTAAATCCAATGTCCTTGGACGAGGATTATTTCGTACCTCACAGGGGAGGCAATGAAACTAAGATTGAAACCTTGCCCGGTGCTGCAAATCTAGACAAGGTAGATGATGTTAAATACTTTAGAGATAAGCTTTTAGCTTGTTTAAAAATACCCAAAGACTTTATTGTTGAACAAGATAAATCTCCAGAACGCAAGGCCAACCTATCCCAGCTAGATGTCAAGTTTGCAAGAACCATCATGCGCGTTCAGCATGAAATTGAAATTGGGTTAGAGACAATTGCAAAACGGCATTTAGCCATTCTTGGGTATCCTCAATCAGAAATTAATTCTGTTAAAATTAGATTACCAGACCCATCCGATATGTTTACCAAGCGTAAGTTGGATGTTGATGAACAAAAAACTCGGGTTGTTCAGGCAGTAAAAGGGTTGATGTTGTTCCCGGATTCATATATTTATAAAGAATACTATGAACTGGCAGATAGAGAAATTGAAGTTTTGAAAAAAGAGTTGGATAAACAACAACAAGAACAAATGGAAAAGCAAATGGCGATGCAACCTCCAATGCCCGGAGGACCCATGCCGCCTGCCGCAGGTGCGCCGCCAATGCCCCCGGACGGGTCTTCCCCTCCTAATGGCATAGAGGGGGCCGAGAACATCCCCCCCACAGAAGCCCCAAAAGAAACTTTAGATATTTTAAATTTAATTAAACATAAAAATATTATTAATGAAAATATAGATAAAGTTTTGATTTTAGATAGAATAATAAAAAAATATAACACAAATTTAAAAAAAATGACTAAATAGTGACATATATATAAGTTGACAGATTATAATGTCTTAGGAGTAAATATGTTTGATAATTTATTTGAAAATCGCAATAGAACTGTTTCTCAATTAATTAAACTAGGGGATTATCTTGGTAGATCCCTTCGTGAAAATTTATCTATTTTTAAAATAGATGTAGAAACAAAGAATGTATGTTATGTGTCCGAATCCGATAAGGTTATTGTTGGGACATATGATTTGGACAATACCATCGCCATAACCAATATCATTGTCGAAGACTTAGATTCTTTTGCAAGTGAAGAAAAGTTTGAATCATTAGTAAATTTCAAATTATCTAATTTCGTAAAGAACATTTATGAAGATTCACACAAAAATGCGAGAGAATCTTTTGATGATTTATTATACCTTTGGGAATCTAGATTAAAATTTAAAAATATTAAGACTAGACTGGAAGAAAAATCATTGCGATTTAACGAATCCTCCAATATTATAAATACCAAGCAGTTTGATAATTTATTAGAAGTTGCTCCTACACTAGTAAATTATTTAAAAGAAAACAAGTCTAAAATATCTAAAATATCCGAAATTAAAAGCGCAGTTCGCCTTTCTCAGACAATATCAGAGGCTTTTGACATGCCTAGGATGGATTATGAAACCCTCAAAGAAGAGGGTTCTTTTGTAATTAAACCTACAGCAGATTCTTCTATATATGAAATGATTTGTCGGCATGAATTAATTAAAAAGGAGCTTTTAGAGCACAAAGCTAATTTTGACACTGTTTGGGCTTCCAACGAAAAAGTACAAAACTTGGCAGGATTGATTTATTCTGAAGTCGATACAGTTTCTTTGGCACTTATCGAAGCAACAAAAGAAGTTCCTTATCTTTGTTTAGCTAGTAAGAAACAATTAACCGAAACATTTAAAAATGCATTGTCGTTAAACAAAGTAAAAAGCGTAGGGCTTCCAGAAATACAAAAATATGCTTCTGCCATATTTGAAATGAAAAAACCTTTGAAAGTTGAGTTAATTAATCATTTGAATGAACGCTACGGCGTTAATGTTCAAAATCTAAAAGACCCAGCAACATTTAAGAGTTTATTAAATACACAAATAGCAATTTTTGAAACTTTGGCAAAAATATCTCCAAAGAAGTCAGTTTTACGGGATGTATTGTTTGAAATATCTAATACATTATCAACCAAAAATGGAGTTGAAGCTATAGATGTAAATGAATTAATTCAAGAAATATTTATAGCGGCTGGATACGATGACATTGTACTAGACGAAAGTTTAAATAATTATCTTGATTTTGAAAAAATTGCTGGTGATTTAGACCGTGTGGGTGGAATTTTGCGGATGATTAAAGGCGCAGCCCCGGAACAAGGTATGCCTAAGCCCATGGGAACGCCACAAGCTCCTATGCCAACAGGCGTGGACGATGATGATGTTCAGTCCCCATTGACCCCTGAGGACTCCGAAGAATCAATGAATACTCCTGAAGAAGAGGGAGAAATGCCGGAAGAGGAAATAGGCGGAGAAGAAGAATTAGATCCAATGCCAGCAGAACCTTCTGAAGAAGAGGTTCTTGTTAAAATGAAGGAATTAGAAGATTTAATATCTTCTTTAAAAATGCAGATAGGCGGGGGAGAAGAAGATATGGACGGAGAAGATGATACGGGTGAAGAAGATATGGACGGCATGGAAGATGAAGACGAAATAGATGACGAGCAGGAAGAGCTTGATGATGAAGAAGATGAAATAGAAGCAGAACATGAAGAGGCTCATGAAGATGAAAATGAAGCCGAGGAAAAGGAAGATATGGTTCGCAACAAAAAGAAAAAACTTGAAAAAAAAGAAGATAATTTCAAAAGGATGAAGTGATATGTTGCAAAATGATGCCATAGTAATAAGACCATTTACCAAAGTTGTTGAATTAGATAGCAATGGAAGTACAACCATTTATCTTACTGATACAGCAGGAACTGGTATAATGTGCAATTATGTTCAAGCTCGTATATTGGCACCCACGAGTAGTTTAGGATTTATTCATATTGCTCCAACAGGGATAACTACAAACCCCCAAGTTCCATTAGGAAATGGTACATCAGGAACTTTAGGCACTTTTGGAACAGTACTAGACCCCGCTGAATTAAATTTAAATAATGGTAATTCTTGCAGCGCATTGTTTGTATCTGGAGGATCTAATTTAGGGACTCGTAATGTTAGTTTCTTGTATGGAGTAAAACAACAAGAAAATAGTTTAAGAGGGTTTGGAAAGAACATAGGTGGGTAATGTATTCAGTAAATACTTACTGCAAAATTGCTGACGCTGGAACAGCGGGGTCAGAAACAGTATTTAATTTTACTGATGATA